CAAATGCAATCGTAATACGAGGAACATCTGATTCATGCACAGTGGTGCTATGAGGAATCCATGTTGGAAATAATGTCATACTGTTGGGAAAATTTTTTAAAGAACATAGTTCTTCATTATAAGGATGATAGTATATCGTTGAAGTATTATCACACTGAACAGTAAAATGTCCACTAAGATAACAATGAGGGTAACTTGAATGAGAATGTTTTTTGATCTGTTGACCCTTTCGCATCACATTTGCCCAACATCTAACCTTCAATGATCCACCCTCTTTAAAAAATGAATGGTCACTAAGATCACCAACAGTATTTCTTACATACTCGTTATGTAAGAATTTAATTTCTTTATGAAGATTCTTACATACAGGACTATTCCAGTTTAGCACATTAAAGTAATTAAATCTAGCAGTCAAACTATCTAGACCTAAACCAGTGTCACCATCATCTAAATCTTCGGTATATTGATCTTTAATTTTACTCTCTTTATATAATATAACTTTAGCAAGTTCTTCTACATCAATATTAGTCTCCTTCTCAGCAATACAATAATCCCATACAGGAGCGTAAGGTGATTGAGGAGGAGCACTGGTAAAACGAGTTACCTTGGTCATACCCAACCAAGAGCTTCAGATACTGTCGGCAATTGTACCTTAAATATATCTCTACACTGTTCTGCAATATCTTTATGTTCCTTCTGAGTACCATGAGCAGATCTAAGATCAATATAATGTATCCATGATCTTACGCTACCAGACATATAAAGTCTAGTGGGTACAGCAAGTGGTAATACAAATCTGGCACATTCTTTAGCAACACCCATATCTATCATATAACGATAGAGATCTTGGGCATCAGTAAAATGTTGTCTAATTTCTTTCTCCAACATTTTTACCTTATCTGGATCAAGATCATTAGTAGAGTTTTGACGATTCTTTTTATCCTGCCTTCTTAGTTCTGGCAAAGGTATATTACCCTTTGTCACTAGAGAAGTATCAGCATAACGCTGAGAAAATTCTTGAAAGGTGAATGATCTATGACGCAATATCTGAGCAGCAAGACCTCTAGTGGTCTCGATCTCTAGTGTCATAAATGCTTGTTCAAATATAGACCAATGCTGATGCTTGATACAATAACCAAGCAATTTAGCATAATCTGGATTATCCTGATTGTTTGGATTAGAAACTCTAGCAATATATGCTATTTGCTCCTCAGGATTTGGTGTTATCTGAATTAATTTGACTGTCATGCTGTAGTTTTCTCAGTTGTTTCACTTTAAGTTTTGCTTTAGCATCTCTCCTTGCCTGACGGAGATAATGAAGTTCTTCTTCATTATACATCTCAGGATGTTTAAGTGCCTTTTTCACCAACTTGATTGTTTCCTTTAGTTTCATAACTCCCTCTATATGCCTCGAAATACTTTAACACACCGTTCGCTGTTACCTGTTTACTACACCAATCGTCAGCACACTCGTAGATTGCTCGATTAAGATAGGTATTACTACCATATTTAGACAACAAGATCAAAAGCACTTGTTGTCGAAGAGTTTGACTATTAGGATTGATTGGAGAAATCATGATGCACAGTCCTTTACATAACATGGTACACCATCAGGATCTAACCATTTAGTATACTCGAAATCTTCTAGAGCATAATCTAATTGAATACTATTGTCAAGAAGGTACATATCGTTATATCTTCGTGAGTATTCATTAAATTTCTGAATACGATAGTCTGGTTTACCATTGTGCTCAATAACACCTGACTCAACATATCGATATGGGAATCTTTCAAGAATAGTTTTCATAATTTAGGTTTCAGATACCTCTGTATTTTAGCAGGTTGCAGCACATAAAACAAGCTTCTATGGATGCCCATTTGCCTCATTTTGGCAATTCTGTGCTTTCCATCGATCATTCTGTATTTTTTGTTATATGGATTTGCAGCATTTTCTACTAAAATGCAAGGATAAACGATATCACAATCATCGTATCTTTTACGATCTAAAGTTTTGAAAAATTCCTCTCTTGGAAAATGCATTCCCTTCCAACCAATACGATCATGATTTATCATCTTTAATCTTTTTTTAGTCAAAAGATGCTCAATATCACCCAAATCGATTATTTGTGATTCATCAGACATCCTCCAATCACCATATGCGGAGATTGTGCAAGAATGAATATTATTCTTCAGAGTCATCCCAGAGTTCTTCAACATCATCAAGAGGAGCAGCAACATGATGTGCTATTGCATCATCATTATCAGAAAGTGTTGTAAATGATGATGGTGCATCTGGTACTTCAGATGCAATATATGCTTCAGTATCAGAATAAATTTCTGACTCCAATTCTTCTTGAATTTCTTTCAATGCTCTAACGAGTATTTTTAACTTACCCTTATTCATTTAAAGTTCTATCAGAGGGTGATCTAAAGTATTTGTTGATGATATCAATCTGATCTTGATATTTTGCGATAATATCCAATTCTTTCTCAATAGACTCTAATATATCAGTATGTTCACCAACACCTGCAGGGTGTTCTAGGTAAATTTCGACATTTGCCTTATGTTTGGCAATATCGCCTTGAGCATGTGCTAAGAGTGCTCTTAGCATTTGTTCTCTCATATGTAGTGCCATAAGATTTCCTTTTTGGTTATTATAACATAAAAAAAGAAGGGGTTCAACCCCTTCTGTATAAAAGTCTAGCCTCAGCGTAAATTAGAGTGAGAAAGATAGCAGATGCTGCCATTATCTCTGCTGTAATTAACACTACTTAGCGACGGTAGCAGCGTGAGCAATACCACGATAAGTTAGTTCGACCTCTTTTTTTTGCTGAGACTGTTTGTTGTTGGTGTCGTACTTAACACCACGATAAGTGACTTGTGCCATTTGGTTTCTCCTAAAGTAATTGGAATTTTCACCTTTAACCCGTGAGGGTGATCCGTGT